GACTGAACTCGTCATCACCACCAATTACTTGATACCCATCACGCTCCATCTTGGCATCATAATTGGTATATGCATCTTTGGATTCATTGTATTTATCAATGGTGGCCTGAAGTGTGTCGCGTTGATTGTTAATGTCCTCAACCGTAGTTTGATATTCATTGTCAAGATCGTTTTGGCGTTGGGTGTTAGCGTCCATTGCCTCGGCTGTTTTGATAGCTTCGTCGTGTTTCGTTTGTAGGTCGGTATCCGTTCCTTTAAGTCCTTTTTTGATGTCGTCAAAACCGGCACGCATAATACTACCCATTACAGAGTTAATAACACCCTGCTCAACATCCTTACCCAATAATTTCGAGGAAATCCCTGTATTGACCGCGCGCTGGAATACCTCCCCTGCCCTACCATAGTCTTTACTAAGTTCTTTGAACCCGGGTATATTGGAAGTTACATAGTTTGTGGATTCCATTGCGGCAGTAGAAAACCCTGCGGTCAACCCCCCTTTAATCATCGCATCGAGCGGGTCCCTCCCATGCAGAGCGGCGCTTATACCACTACCTGCGGCGCCACCAGCCATATTACCGGCAATATTACTAAACGTCTTTACGAGTTCAGAACTAAACCCCGCCGGTGCGTTACTAGCTACAGCATCTGCGACCTTCCCACCTATCGCCCCCCCTATGTAGGATGCTACACCCCCTATGACTGCGCCTTTTAGCGCGTCGGTGACACTACCACCCCGAGCTACGGTCATCCCCGCAGAGATAACCCCTGAACCTATCGCAGTAGCTACCCCCGCGGTAACGGTAGCCCCAACCACACCGCTAAGCGCGGTGCCAATTGCGAGAGCTGCGCCCGTCTCAACTGCGACGATACTAACGAGTAGTGGTATTACAGGCATATCAGAACTCCATCACGTAGGCAAACATCGGTTTACCTTGGACTTTAGTTTTAACCGTCTTAACAGGCAGCCCCGTCAACTGCGCAAGCCGCCCATACCTGTTGTCTGGGGTATAGGTGTAAGCGACCTTGACCCCGATATTCTTGAGGTACGTGGCAAGATTTTTGAAATCCTCAGCGAGGTATCGGGGCTGTGCTTCGGTGCCAATGGTATGAATCTCTACAACCCTTTTACCCCGCACCAAGATAAGGAACAAAACGTTGCCTAGGTGTACGAGTTTAGCGCCTTCTTCGCTCACGATGGTAGCGAGCTTGGTAAGCATCTCTTGCGCACCCTCGTCGGAACCCGTTTCTTGTTTGAAGTAATTCAGGGCAATCTGACCGATCTGCTCCTGTTCTTGGGCGTCCATCTGCTGTGCTTGTTCTGACATATTAAGCCTCGTATGATGAAACAAAAGTCAATGTGGCGACCACTGACGGGATAGCAGGCATAGCAAACGGGGTAGTCTGTACAGGATAGGCTTCCATGTACACCGCAACATTGTCCACCGCAGCCCACATTTCTATTGATTCGCCCGCAAGCAAGGCTACATAGAAGTTACATGCAGCAATGATATACCCATCAGCACCGCCGTGGCGGGCTATCACATCAAACTTGCTACCGGTGCCCACTATATCTACACCATTTTTGCGCAGCCAGATCCATGCGGTGTGAATTTGGGTATCGGTATTAGCAAACTGGACACTAAATTCATAGTTATATATCCCGTTATAGGACACCACAATACCGTTAGCCCCATTGTTAACGCAACCGTTCAGATAGTCGTTTTGATCAAGGGTGACCTGTGTTGCAGTGTTGACGGTAAAGGTCTTGTCTGTAGTGCGTTGAATCGCCGCATAGGGGCACTGTAAGAATCGACCCCCCGTGTTGCCCACAAGGAAGTTCACTGGGGTGTTTAACTGTTCAAAATACAGGCGCAGAACATTATTGAGTTGGTCTTGGTATGGGCGGTCGTACTGATCCCGCGCCAGGGGTAGCGCGGGGGGTGCAACTTGGTTGAGCAAGTGGGTCATGCGTCACCTCTACGCCCATCGGCTCTAATATCAATTCGAGGAGACCCCATCTGCCATGCAACCCCCTGAGCACTCGACGATACTTTTATCGCTAACTGCCGACCGCGAACACGTACAAACACCTGCCCTGTAAATTCCTCAACTGGTACTGTAGCAATGCGGGTCACAGTAGCGTAGCTCACACCCCCAACAGAAGCGGGGTCGTTGTAACCTGACCCAGAGTTTGCCAGTGGGTATAACGTCATGGTGATTGCAGGGCTTGCAGTTGTTGAGTTGCGGAATGTCACGTCAGGCAGCATGCGGTAAATAAACGCGAAATTATGTCCGTCGTCGATGTCAAATTGTGCGGAGGTGATTGACGCTTCAATCGGCGCAACCGTACCCGAGGCATCGTCATCATACCCAGTCTCATGGTTCACTAAATTATTGAGGTACGTAGCAGCAAAAGGCACCGTATATAACCCAGAATCCAGCCATGCAGTGCGCGCCATAGTACCGTAATACCATGTATCCTCAAGGTAGTTGTAAACCACATAGCGATCGGACTCGTTAGAACTCGCAGAGCAGTAGAACCACCAGACCTCGTTGAAACCCTCATTTGTGCCAGAATACACTTGGTCAAACTGAGCAGTGTTAATGTCGTTAAAGATATATTGACGTAAGTCACAACGCAGAACCTGCGTGCGTCCGTCGTACTTGTAAAACTTGTCCACCCCCATCCAATAGGAAACGCCGTTAGCGTACGATACAGCGTTCTGCCCCGCGATAGATATATTATCCCCGACGATGGCAGCTTTCCACACGACGGGCGCACCTACATATTGCAGGGAGTACAGGGAGGAATCTGTCCATACCAAAAATTCTTGGCGTGACTGGATAGCGGTAACAATCTGCGAGCCGTGGGAGAGGGATAAAAAGCCCGCTTGGTTCGTAGCGCTCGGCGTCCAGTTCGTGATTGACTCTTGGTCAGCCCAACGAATCAGCATAGGATTAAAATTTGAAGACCCATACTCAGTGCACCCTAACGCAAACACAAAGCGGTTAATGTCAGAGATGGCGATGTGGTTCTGCCGTGTAGGTACGTTGGTAGCATAGGCAAGAGAAGAAACCGCGATACCCCGAGTCGAGAGGTAGTGGATACCAGACTGCGTACCAGAGGTTGTGATAGGCGCACCCCCCGGAGTTGCCGCAAGATTACAGGTGGTGCCTGAGGCGTTTACCACATAATACACAGTGCCAGGAACCAGCCCTGTTGGTAACGCTCCGGTAGTTAGAAGTTGGACTGCGGTGTTGTTAACGACCACTATAGTAAACGTCAATACCCCAGGGGCGGCAATACTGATTGTGACCGTAGTTGTACGATAGCCTGTTGTAGCATCCCAATAATAGATACCGCCCCCACGGGGTCCAAAGATTAGGTCTTCCCCGAAGTTATACTGACTCCACAAACGCACAGGGTCAATACCTGTAGTGCCTATACCCCACGTACCAGACCCCCATGTACCCGCACCCCACCCTGTTACAGGGACAGCATATGCGGCCCCGACGTCAATCTCATAGAACGCGTACACCCCTGTGCCGCCCCCCGAACCCGACGCAGTGGCCGTGCCTGGGACGCGGATGTCATACGTACCCACAGTGGCTCCTACACCAATTAAAGTGATGGGAAAACTGCCTGTGAGCACAACCCCATTGACTGTTGGGGCGTTATAGAGGTCAATATAGTTATCCAATTCATAACCCCCCGCGGCATCGGCCACACGCACAGTCGTGTATGCCACCCCACCGATGGTTGTGTTGGTCGTGGTATCTGTGGTGAATGGGTTGGCCCCTAGCGCACGCACAAAATCATATGGGGTGGAGTCAAAGTATTGACCCCCACTGGAGACATAAAATTTCACGTTGGTCCCAACACCAACGAGCTTTTCAGAGCTAAGCGTCACCCACGCCCACAAAGAACGGCAAACACCTAAAAATGTGTTTGCGGACACCCGTACCCACCCACCGATCTTTTCGGGCGTGCCTTGCCGGAACCGCACCTTATCCGAATCGTACCAACCGTTTTCGTTAGTGTATCGGGTGTTCTCGCGGTTGATACCGGGTTTGAAGACTATCTTTTTCAAGGGCATATAAAGTCAC